TGCTTATTTTTGAAAACAGAATCCAGATATAAGAAGAAACTTACAACTGAATCCTGTTTCTATTTACACAAAATTTTGGACAGTGTCTTATTCACAGATAAAGTATTATTTGCGTACATTTTCAAATGCCAAGTTTATGCATTTATTTATATGTTGTTTATCTAGAGATTCTATTTCACCTTTTCTATTTATATTTTCTATTATTGATATTTTATCGATTGATGGAGACTTGTCATTGTACCAAAAAGACTGATTGTGTGTTTGGTAATAATTTAAGTCCTTTATGGAATAGCTTTTTGAGTTATATTTAAAGCTATTTGATGGTGTTAGATAATAAATCATTAAGAACACATTCACGCAATTTAATAGACTTAATTCAGGTAATTTAAATAAATATTCCTTTATAGTAATAATATCATTTATACCTATCATTTTAAATAAAGCAATAGTGTAAGTTAACGGTGACTTAGTATTGAATTTAGTTCCTAAATAATCGTTCCCTATATAGTCCCTTTCAATAATATAACTATCCATCCCACTTATAATGCTTTTAATGGTTCTAATTGATAAAGAGCTTATTTTCTTCTCAAGTTCATTCGACATATTGTTGAAATCTTCTTTTGATAAACAACATTTATTTGATATTATTTTATATAAATATTCTTGTGCTACTTTATTTATAGAATAATAAAATGGTTGATGACTTATAAATTTATTAATATAACCATTGTAATTAGCATTTTTCCCGTAGCAATGGTAGAAGATATTTTCGGTTGTACTGTTATCAAAAATCGTAATAATATTATCAAAATCAAACTTATTACTATAGTTCGATTTCTCATATAAATGTTCGTCTATATGAGCTCCTAATACATTCAATATGCGAAACAAATGTGCAGGGTCAATACGGTCAAGGTCTTCTATGATTAGGACTGTTTTATAACCAGATGATTTGATGTATTTTAATGTTTCTATAATAAGTTCTGTGTAGCCATCATGTTCGTATAACCCTCCTTTTTGTGATGTAAACCAAGATTCATATTTTTTGAATGTCGTTTGTTCTTCTTTATATTTCTTAGCAAATGTCTTCCCTTTTTCAAGAATTTTATTTAGAATTTCTCCTTTGGGCAAACAAGAAATCAAGAAACTTATTACTTCTTTTAGACTTTCCAAAGTGAATATAGAGTTTGTAATACCTTCAAAATCAATTGGATTTAATTTCCCATCTTTAGCCAATTGAAAAAGTATATCTCGTTTTATGTATTCGAAAATATCCTGGTTGTCTGCAATCGAATAATTGATAGGGTATAAGGTTATAAAATAATAATCATCTTTATAGAGTTTCTTGAATTCATTAAGAAAGAATGTCTTCCCATCTCCAAATTTTGCAGAGAAGATAGTACGTTCATTTATTTCAAGATGAGATTTGAAATCAGATAATTCTTTGTCTATTGGTATGAGTTCCATAATATTAAGATTAAATTGTTTCAGTAAAATTATATATAAAAATTGGATTCTGAAAGTAAGATTAATAAACTGTAAACCTTTTATACCATAAAACAAATTCTATATAATCAACCAATTAAAATCAACAAATTATGAATCTAAATGAACTAAGAGATAAAGCTTACCGTAACGCAGTTGCCCACGGATGGCACGAAGAAAACCTAAGTGATGAACATTTCCTCTGTCTGGTCATATCCGAATTAATGGAAGCTGTGGAAGCTGACCGAAGTGAGAAACATACTAACCGGGATATTTTTGAATATTATATGAAGCAGAGGAGACGGGATGATGAAGAATTTATGTACGCTTTCAAACATGACATCAAAGACAGTGTGGAGGATGAACTTGCCGATGCCTGTATTCGTCTGCTGGATTTGGCAGGACTAAGAAGTGTGGATTTGGGAGAGATTGATCCTGATGAACTGAAATGTTCTGAGGGGTTCTTTGACTGGACTTTTACAGAATCTATATTTTTCTTGGTATGCAACATAACAAACTCAGATTACATTGAAACCCATTCATTCGACAGTTTTCTTCGAGTAGCTTTGATTGAAATTCTGGTTTTCTGTGTACAAAAAGAGATCGACATCTTCTGGCACATCGAGCAGAAAATGAAATACAATGAACTACGTCCGTATAAACACGGAGATAAAAGCTATTGAACATGAAATGCAACTACAGATACCGCATATTCCATGTATCCTTTACGGAACAAGATAGCAACAGAAAACACTCGGTAAGAATATCTATCAAGACTAACGACTTAGGTAATGCCCGCAGGCAAATAGCGGAGAAATATCATGCTGAAAATGTATTACTGACTTATGTGACTATACCTGATAAAGAGAAAATTTAATGATTGACACATACAATTTATAGTTATGGAAGATAAAGATTTAAGAAGACTGGCTGTATTGGCCGCCTTGAAAGTAAAGTTCCTTACAAGCCGTGAGGAACTTTTTTTGTATTCAAAAGCTTTGTATTCTGCTATGAAGTGGGGACAAACGGTAAAATAAAAAAGGGAGCCAGCCCACACGATTAGAAGCCAACTCCCACACACGATTATGATGCAAATATAAGAATTTCCAACTAAATAAACGTGCTATGACAAAAGAATTTTCATCCATAATGGAGCTAAAGGCTATTCGTGAACAAAAATCAAGGCTTTCAGAGCGTGAACAGGAGCTTGCTTCACCGGTCTTGACAGATTTTAAACTCATTCCCGAAGTATATTCCTGGTTCAAAGAGATTCTTTCTGAAAGATCATGTCCACCCAATATTGAAAATGTCACCCAGCGCAAGAAGTTTCTTTTCATTATCTTATTCCTATTTGCCCCCAGCGTTCTGGCCGGCGGACGGCTTCCGAATGGAATTCGGGCAGAGATTGCCCATGTGTTCCCAGATGTCTCCCCGTGTGTCATTTCAAACAATATTGCCGATGTTTCCTTTATCTACCAGCAGTATAAAGATTTCCGGCAGGATATAGAGTATCTTTACAATCAGATTTTGGAAAGGTTGAAGGTCAAAGGACTAATCAAGTAGTTATGATTTGCTGTCATTTTAGTAAAAAAGCCGGAGCGTTATGCTTCCGGCTTTGTATTTATTCCCTAAAATGTCTTTTAAAATATTCTTGTGTGTTAGTTGTTGGCAAAACTATTGGTATGGAGAATCTAATTTTGCTTATACTTTCATTCTGTTGCGCGTTTTCGGACGAAATTCCTGCATTAATAATTTTAGCTATACCTATTCCTGATTTGTTTCCCTCTTTTTCTGTAACAGAAATAGCAATATCCATTTCTATATTCTGAACTCTAGTATATCTGTTGTAAAATTGATGAAGATTTTCATTATCTATGTAAAGATTATTGTCTTTTCCTTGAATATCATCAGGACAAACAAGTACATTAGTTTCTTTGTATTTATCTTGTGTTTCTATTACAGCATCAATTATTTGACTTAATGATTCTTTGATGAATTCTTTTAGTTCCATACTTTATTCTCCTTTCTCAATCTTTATTTTCTTACCACAATGGGGACAAATAATGTATCCGGCTCCAGTAAATTCTGTTTCTCCAATCAGTTCCGATATGGTAACGTTCAACACGTCTGCCATCTTCATTAACGTGTCAAGTGATGGGAATGATTTACCAGTTACAATGTTGCTGACAGCTACTTTTGAGATGCCAACTTTTTCAGCAAGTAAAGCAGACGTTACATTTCTTGCTGACATGATTTCTTTCAGTTGTAAGTTCATAAAGTTCTCTTTAATGTGATTGCTCCGCAAATATATGTAAACTTTATCAATAAAAGTCTATTTGATAAAGTTTGATTTATTAAATGATGTTAATTGATAAATAAAACTTTATCAAAAGTGTTGTAGATAATAAAGTTTGCTTTAACTTTGCATCATCAAACAAGAAGTAATAACAATTTAAATACATACGATTATGAAGACTATTAGTAGTGATTACATCAAAGAGATTAAAGAACAAATCAAAGTTATCAATGAAGCACTCAAAAGAGTTCAAGAAGCTGAAAAGATTCAAGAAACAACATATAATACAAGACAGTATGAAAGAGCCAAGAATGAGGCTATAGACGCTAGTTCAGATGTGATGATTGCATTAGAAGAAGTGGTAAGACTTGCATCGGCTATGGGTTGTGGTATCGGTTTGTACGATATAAACAAGTATCACAAGATTGTAGAACTTGATTTCAGAGAATCACACAAGTAAATAGCAGCAGGGCGAAAGCCCTGCAATTACACACGATTATTAATTTTCAATACGCACGATTATGAAGACATTGAACGAAGAAATCCAAGACATTAAGAACATGAAAGGTTCTAAGGCTGCAAAGAAAGAGGCTTTTATCAAGTTAGGTTTGAGAAAGTATGAGGTTGAACTTCTTCTTTCTGAACTGCCTAAGACTGTCAGAGAGGTTCATAAGTTTACCTTTGGCGTTGAGATTGAATGCCTGGTAGCTGCCAGTCTTATGAGAGAAAGCGCAACGAGAAATGCAATGCCTTTTCAGTATGAAGGTTACAATCACGTTGACAATAATCATTATTATAAGTTTGTTTCTGATTCTTCTATCAGAGGTGAAAATCCTATCGAATGTGTTTCACCTGTTCTTTCAGGTAAGGCAGGTATGAAAAGTCTAGAAACTTGCTGTAAGGCGTTGAATGAAGCAAATGCGCAGGTGAATATATCAACAGGCTTACACGTTCATATCGGGGCTGCAAATCTGTCTGACGAAGCCTATGTGAATGTATTCAAAAACTATCAGAAATTAGAGAGAGTGATTGATACTTTCATGGCACGATCAAGACGGGCTAACAACAGCCAGTGGTGCAGAACACTGCAAGGTATAAGTTTTGAATGTTGCATTACAAAACATGATGTATTAAGCATCATGAGAGGTAACAGATACTTCAAGGTAAACGCTTGTTCTTATGCTCGTCATAATACCATCGAGTTCAGACAGCATCAAGGTTCTACAGACTTCGAAAAGATTTCTAACTGGGTTAACTTCTGCGCTAAACTGGTTGCTTGGTCTAAGAAGAACGTACTAAGTTCAGAGGTTTCTTCAATCGAAGAAATACCTTTCTTGACAGCTAAAGAAAAGTCATTCTTTAAATCACGTGCTGAGGTTCTTGCATGAGCCTCACACAATTAAAATTTGTTTGATATGTGTTGTATTATCTATAAGCCAAAGGGTGTTCAGATGCCAACTCTGGACACTTTAAATAAAGTACAGAGAATCAATCATCATGGGTACGGCTTTGTCTCTTCAAAGCATAGATACAAGACAATGAACTATCAGAGATTTTTGGATCATCTTTCTAAGGTAGGTGTAAATGAAGAGTGTATCATTCACATGAGGTGGGCAACACATGGTTCTAAGTGTAGAAGGAACTGCCACCCGTTTGTCGAGAATGGCGTTTATTTTGCCCATAATGGCGTTTTGCCTATTCAGTCGGTAAATGATATGACAGACAGCGAAATATTCTTCAGAAGTCAAGTTTATCCCCTTGTAATGAAATACGGATATGAATCGAAAGTGACAGAATCCATGATGATGGCTGCTACTGGCAGTTCTAGGTTTGCAATGATGTACAAAGGAAAAGTAAAGCTGTATGGCGATTATACGAAATTGAATGGTGTGTATTATTCTAATTTGAGATGGTTATGAAAGAGAAAGAAATCCTGCAAGAAATAATCGGGTGGCTGGGTAATGATACAAGCTACTTGTCTACTAGGACAGACTATGCCAGAGGGTATAAATCCGGTATAGAATGTGCAAAAGAAATTGTTGAAAGCATCATCTATAAACACGACCCTGATTTATTACGAAACAATTTGCTAATTGTTTCGTATGCGTTCAATTGTTATTCAAAATTGTCTTCATAATGGGGTATCTTTGTATAGATACCATCGCGGGGTAGAGCAGAGGTCAGCTCGTCACTTTGACTTGGTGAAGGTCGTGGTTTCGATTACCACCCCCGCAACTAACATTTTAAACTTTACACGATTATGGAAATACTTACGCTTATCATCAAACAGAAGTTCTTTGACGAAATCTTGTCAGGCAAGAAAACACAAGAATTCAGAGAAATCAGACCTACTACTCAAAAAAAATACTGTCAACTTGATGCTGACGGGTATTGTGTCGAAATAGACGGTATTTTACAGCCTAAGCATTACGATGCTATTCAATTCTTTGTAGGTTATAATAAAGACAGAGCCAGTGCATTGGTAGAAGTCAAAGACGCAAAGATTGAACTGTTTGAAGATGAGAATCACAATTTAATTGAATACACTTATCAAGGTGAGATTTATTTGGCAGCTCAGGTAGTTTATGATCTGGGTAAAGTGATAGAAAAGCATGTTTAACCCTTTAAAATTTTGTTGAGTCAGAACTAACAGAAGTACATTTTCAACGAGCAACTACCGTGGGGGCCGTACTGGATTGACGGACCCTAACACCGGTAGAACTTCTCAGGGTGGTAGATTTATCACACGTAGGCAGCAGTATTACAACGTCCGTACAGGACTTGGCATGAGTGGCGGATAATGACACTGCAAGAAAGGACATACAGCTATATTGGCCTCGTCAGACAGAATACTGACGGGGTTTTGCTGTTTCTGTCCTTGGGTAAGGATTCTTTGGTATTACTGGACATGATCTATCCGAAATTTGATAGAGTAGTCTGTGTATTCATGTATTTTGTCAAAGGCTTAGAGCACATCGAAAGATGGATAGGTTGGGTAAAAGCAAAATATCCGAAAATAGAGTTTGTTCAGGTGCCACACTGGAACCTTACTTACATTCTTCGTGGTGGTTTATATTGTGTCCCCAACCCCAAAGTAAAGCTTTTGAAACTTGCTGATGTGGTGAAAGCCATGCAGCTCAAATACGGACTGTATTACACCTTTCTCGGTATGAAGAAGGCTGACGGCATGAACCGCCGTTTGATGCTGAAAGGCTATGAGGCAAGCGGATATGAGAATAATGGCTTGTGTTATCCTTTGGCCGACTGGACTCAGAAAGATATTTTGTCCTACATGAAGCAGAACGGACTACCAGAGCCGGTAAGATATTCGCTCAAAGCCAGTTCTGGTGTAGGATTTAATCTGGATTGCATGTTATGGCTGGAGAAGAACTACCCACAGGATTTACAGAGGATTTACAAGGTGTTCCCGATGGCAGAAAGAATCCTTTGGGAACATAAAAACAAACAAAATTAATAGGAGGAACGCAGAGTCGGAAGGAGACAAAGAAGTTATCGTGAAATTCTTGCAACAACAAGAAGATTAAGAAACACATATGCCTCAGGAGGTAACATTTCAAGAAATATGACCAACAATCAGCGTATAACCAATGCAGGAAGAAGTGCTACTCAAAATCTTGCAAGAAATTTAAGAGTAGATGTTTCACTTCTTTCTTATCCAAATTTTAGAGATAGACGTGGTTTTACAACAGTTGCAAAAGGTTTAAGTAATGGATAATTAAATTTTAGGAGGAATGCTGAGTTAGAAGAAAAAGTTTAAATGATATTAATGCCCAAGCTGCAAGATTAAGAGCCCAGCTACAAGGAGCACAACGGTATGCAGATGGAAGTAATAGAGCTGCAAGAATTTCACAAGCAGCCGCACAAGCAAGAAGAGTTCGAGGAATGGGGCTTCTTGGAGCAAGAGATTCATCAGGGAAATTGAGGGATAGAACGACTCGGATTGGTACAGGCCGATTCGCTAATGTAAACGGATGATATGGAACTGAGCAAATACATAAAGAGTGAATCGGTGGAACTTAACCGTTCCGCCATTCACTTTGCTGATTATAATCCTAGGAAATTATCAGAGGAATCCCGCAAGACTTTGAAACGTGGTATCAAGAAATTCGGTCTGGTTGGTGGTATTGTCGTCAATAAGCGGACCGGACTAACCGTTGTTAGCGGTCATCAGCGTCTCACAGTCATGGATGAACTCCAGAAGTTCCCGGAAAACGACTACCGAATCCGAGTTGATGTAATTGATGTGGATGAAAAGCAGGAAAAGGAATTGAATATCCTGATGAACAACCCTAACGCTCAAGGTCAATGGGACTATGACGCCTTAGCCAGATTGGTTCCTGATATAGATTATCAGGATGCCGGATTAACGGCTGCCGATTTAAACATGATAGGCTGTGATTTCCTTCTCCAGACAGAGGAAGAAAACTCCATCGCCGATGCCCTAGAGGATATGATGGCACCAGTAACCGAACAAAAAGAAGCAGAAAAAGCTACCAAACAGATAGAAAGAGCTGAGAAGGTAGCTCACATGAAGGAAGTCAAGCAGCAGGTAAAGGATGCTGCCCAGAAACAGGCTCAAGATATGGATGCTTATCTGATGCTCTCCTTTGATACGTTCGAAGCTAAAGCTGCATTCTGTGAAAGATTTGGATATGATCCATATTCCAAGTTTATCAAGGGTGAGGTATTCGATGAACAGGTAGAAAGAATTGAATGATTATGGAAAGTGAATCTCAAAAAAGCAAACATACAGGGCGGAAGCCCAAATTCGATTACAAGAGTGAGGAGTTTCTCTCTCAGGTGGAAACGTATGCCAAGAAGGGATTCACGGACAAAGAAATCGCCTTTGCGTTAGGGTTATGCCCCCAGACATTCTGCGAGAAGAAGAGTGAGCACTGCGAATTAAGCGAAGTGTTAGCGCGCGGGCGTGCAACCATCACCGCTGCTGTGCGTGCGAAGTTCCTTGCTATGGCTTTGGGCGGTATCAAGACCAAGAGTACTGTAGTCAGGAAGTTGAAAGACCAGGACGGCAATCTTACCGGCGAAGAAGAGCTTCAGGTAAGTGAAAGCGAACTGGCTCCGAACCTTCAGGCAATGTCAGTCTGGCTGTATCACCATGATGAAGAATGGAGGAAGGTTGAGCGCCGACAGGACGAGGACGCCGACATTCCAAAGGATATTGACCACGGAATTTCTATTGATTCATGGATTAAAGACAAGTTGAAATGATTGTACCCCAGGCGATATATCATCCGTTATACACCGATAAGGAAAAGTTTATCATTCTCATTACCGGTGGCCGTGGATCGGGGAAGTCTTTCAATGCTTCCACTTTCATCGAGCGGCTTACATTTGAAATGACCCCCGTAGAGAAGATTGTTCACCAGATTCTTTATACCCGTTACACGATGGTATCTGCCGGGATGTCTATCATTCCGGAAATGATGGAAAAGATAGATTTGGACGGAACAACGAAGTATTTCAAGACAACCAAAACCGATATTGTAAACCGGATGACCGGCAGTCGTATCATGTTCCGTGGTATCAAGACTTCTTCCGGAAACCAGACGGCCAAGCTGAAATCCATTCAGGGTATCACCACCTTTGTCTGTGATGAAGCAGAAGAATGGACCTGCGAGGAAGAGTTTGATAAGATCATGCTTTCTATCCGTAAGAAGGGAATTCAGAACCGGATAATCATCATTATGAATCCATGTGACTCTAATCACTTCATCTACAAGAAATACATTGAGAACACTCATCGACTGGTGGAGATTGATGGCGTGCAGGTACAGATATCAACTCATCCCAATGTACTTCATATCCATACGACTTACTTCGACAATATCGAGAACCTTTCTCCTGAGTTCCTGAGAGAAATCAAGGAGATGAAAGAGAAGAATCCTGAAAAATACGCCCATGTGGTTATCGGCCGTTGGGCAGATGTAGCTGAAGGTGCCGTATTCAAGAAATGGGGTATAGTGGATGAGTTCCCCATGTGGTGTAAGAAGGTCGGAATCGGGCTGGATTTTGGTTATACTAATGACCCTACAGCAGCTATCCGATGCGGAATAATAGATAATGCGTTGTATCTGGATGAAGTGGATTATCGTACTGGATTGCTTTCTGGTGATATCATAAAAGCTTTGCGACCCTGGAATTTGAAAGTGATTGCTGACAGTGCGGACCCGCGACTCATTCAGGAAATTCATAACGGAGGTATTAAGATCTATTCAGTTGAAAAAGGTCAAGGCTCTGTCAATGCCGGTATAGACAAGATGCAGGGAATGGAAATTTTCATTACTAAACATTCTTACAACCTTCAGAGAGAGTTCAGAAATTATGTCTGGGCAAAGGATAAGGACGGAAACTACATCAACGAGCCGGAAGACCACGATAATCATGGCATAGATGCTGCGCGGTATTATGTGCTAGGAGAGCTTCTCGGCAGGATTATGAAGCCCAAAGACATTTCAGGAGTATTTGGACATTAAACTTTGAAATATGACTTTAGAAGAAATTTTAGCTATGCCGGAAGTAGAGAGAAAAATCTACTATCTGAAGAAAGGGCGAAAAACCGAGCAACCAAACGCTCACGCCCTTTATAACGACTGGAATCCCAACAAGCATGAGATAGTGATTGATGAGGAAAAATATCCGAAAATCAAAATCACTACCCAGCCTGAGAAACGAATTACAGACCCGTCAACAGGTAAAGAGCATGTCGAGCCGGCGGTGAAGAAAGAAGTTGATCCGAATAGGATAGCACTTCCTATTGAGCAAGACATCGTGAACATACAGACAGCTTTCACTGTAGGAACAGAACCGGTTCTTGATTGTCAGCCGGATGGAACAGAAGAAAACCTTCTTTCTGCGTTGAAGCAGGTATTCAAGAAAAACAAATTGAAATACCAGAACAAGAAGGTTGTTCGTGCATGGCTGGCCGAGCAGGAGGTGGCCGAATACTGGTATGTAGTCAAGGACGACGGCTTCTGGGCCAAACTTAAACGTAAGATTTCAGGAATCTTCGGAAAGTCAAAGCCTGAATACCGTTTGAAGAGTGCTATCTGGTCCCCGTTCCGAGGTGATAAGCTATATCCATTTTTCAACGATCAGGGGGATTTGATTGCGCTTTCCCGTGAATACAAGAAAAAAGACTTGAATGATGTAGAAATCACCTGCTTCATGACCATCACCAAGGATATGGTTCACCAGTGGGAGCTGACGAGCAACTGGACCGACAAAGGTTCTTTCGCACACGGATTCAAGAAAATGCCGGTGATCTACATGTACCGTCCGGAAGCATATTGCGAAAAGATAAAATCTTTACGTGTGAGACTGGAGAAACTCCTTTCCAGTTACGCGGACTGTATAGACTATCACTTTTTCCCTATTCTCATGCTGTTTGGAAATGTGGAGAACTTCTCCGGTGAGTTCAAAAATAGGGTAGTGGAGTTGACTGGCCAAGGAGCTAATGCTCAATATTTAACGTGGAGCCAGGTTCCGGATACGGTGAAATTCGAGGTGGAAACTTTGCTAAGCCAAATTTACGGACTTACTAATACACCTCGCATCTCCTTCGACTCCCTGAAGGGAACTGGTAACGCTGTTTCCGGTGTGACTTTTGATTATGTGTTCATGTCTACCCACTTGAATGTAGAGAACCTGAATGAAACGGTAGGGGAGTTCATGCAGCGTCGTGTGAATTTTCTCATCTCTGCCTTGGGTTCCGTGAATTCAACTCTTGAAGCAGCCTCCGAAACCATTGACATAGATGTTCAGATGCAGCCATATAAGCTGGAGGATATCAAGGACAAGATAGATACCGCCATCAAGGCAAAAAACGGTGAAATCTGGTCACAGCAGCGGGCCATCACATTTGTAGGGAATGTAGATTCTGTTATGGATGAGATTGAAGCCATCAAGGAAGAGCAGTCAGAAAAGCAAAAGAACGACATTGAGAAGCAAAAACAGCTTTCCTCTCTCAAAAGCGCGAGCAGTAAATCTGAAAAATAGAACAATTAAGTCAGAAAAATTACGGGGTATATACAAAATAAACTGACGAAAATCTAAAATATGGACTAATTTATAGCGGTATCCTTATGGTATCGCTATTTTTTTGTGTGATTACTTTGTTATTAGTACCAAATTTAGTATCTTTGCATAAAACGAAAACACAATGGGGTCAAAAGAGAAATTGATAGAACGGTTCAAGAAGCTGCCAAAGGACTTTACCTTTGAAGAAGCTCTTTCTTTACTTGGCTACTTCGGTTATACTAAGCACAACAAAGGGGCAACTTCGGGTTCTCGTATCCGATTCAAAAACGAAGAAACAGGGCAGTATATAGATATACATCGTCCTCATCCTGGAAGTATAATGAAAGCGTGGATGATGAAAGCGATTTACCAACATTTGAAGAATAACGGTTTAATATAAAGAATTATGGATTATTTGGAATACAAAGGTTATAAAGGTTCTGTTGAATACAGCAAAGAGGATAATTGTCTTTGCGGTAAGGTGCAAGGGATGGGCAATAAAGCCTTGATTCTTTATGAAGGAACCACCATTGACGAACTCCGAAATGATTTTGAAGAAGGGATTGATAGCTATCTCGAAGGATGCAAAGCGGATGGGATTGAGCCAGTAAAGCCTTTCAGCGGGAAACTCAACCTGCGTATGCCTTCTGAGCTTCATGCCCGTGTAGCCGCATTTGCCGCAAGTACAGGAATGACCATTAATGATTTTATTAATAAGGCTATTGCCAACGAGCTGGAGCATGACTGTGCGATGTAAAATGCTATAAATTGAACCTTTTCAGCGTGATTACTCCGGTAGTCACGCTTTCTTTTTACCTAAAAACGAACATTCTCCCAATTGTTTCGTATCGTTAGCCTTAAAATTTCCACCTCCTTTTCTCTATCTGTAAATTTACCGTATGAAATTATCAATCAAACTCATACGGTATGACAATCTTTGAACTAATCTTGGCAGGACTGCAACAGAAGTTTCCTGGGGTGGATACTGCCACACTTACCCGTATCGCCACAAAGAAGGCAGAGGGTGTAACGGACGAAACGAAGGTAAACTCCATCGTTGAGGGTATCTCATTTCAGGACGTGATGCAAAACTATGGTGATTTCCGTGCAGGACAGGCTCAGACTTCCGCAGTTTCTAACTACGAGAAGAAGCATGGACTGAAAGACGGAAAACCAATCGAGGAACCGGAAGAAAAGAAAGACGAAAAGAAGGATGAGAAAAAAGACGAAGTTCCTTCATGGGCGCAGGCTTTGATTGATTCCAACAAAACCCTTTCCGAAAAGCTTTCTGCTTATGAATCAGAGAAAGCGCAGGCGCAGCGCAATTCTCAGATTTCAGCAGTGGCGAAGAAGTACGGTATTCCCGAATTTATGCTGAAAGACCGTAACATCCCTGAGAACACAGACTTGGATACTTATTTCAAGGACATGAAGCAGGATATGTCAAACAGCGGTTTTCAGTTCGCTAAGGCTCCAGAAACTGCCGAGCAGAAGCAGGAGAAGGAGTCAAACGAGATTGTTTCCTTAATCAACAAGGGGACTGAAGAGATTAACAAACAGAATTAAAAACAAAAGGTAAAAAGATTATGCCAGCAGGATTTAAGTATGATTTGAAACCTATTGAAAAGACAATGCCTGAGCTTTGCCGCTTTGAAACAGTGTATCGTCTTTCCGGAGGTTTTAATTTGGATACAACAAACTTGACAGGTATTGACAAAATACCGCCTATGACACCGCTAGTCATTGATTTCAAGACTCGCACGGCTAAAGCGGTTGTGAACGTGGAAGTGTATGAAAAATACACAACTGGCACTTCCATGAAAATCAAGAAAGGCTCTTTGGCTTATGTCAATATGTTTATCGGAGACGGTACAAACGGAGCTAAAGTAACGAAAATAGACAAATCGAACGCAGAGTACGATACGCTTACATTGGGTGCTGCATTCGGTACGAGTGTTACGGTAAACGCAGGCACTGTCCTATTCGAGGCATCTGCTCAGGAGGGAACAGAAGTAAAAGCATCAGCCAACGCTTTGAACTACGCATGGACGAAAGTAGAAGCAGGTGCAACTGTAACAGCTATCGGACGTGCTTACGAGATTAGAACATCCAAATTGCTTGTTCCTGTATCAGACAAGGACAAGGAAAGTTTGGGTGACAGATTTATGTTCACTTATTAAAGAAAGGAGGGTAATATGTATTTGACTGTTCAGACATTATTGAATGACCCGAACATCGTTAAGGCGGTAATCGACCGTGTGATTGCTCTCCGCCTGGATACGATTTACTGGAAAAAACATTTGGACTTCGAGGAAACGAGAAGCCGAGTGTTCAAGACTTATCTGGGTACGGTGACTGGTGTCACAGCCGGTTCGGTTATCGACCGTAACTCCGGTAAGCCGCTGCGTGAGCGCAAGTCTCTCGGAAGCGGATATGGTGAGGTGGCCTACATGGGTGACCGTTACCAGATGGATAACGAACGGCTGGATATGTTGCAGGAACTTATCAACAAGTTTAACAGCGCACGCCCGGCAGACCAACAGGCCGCTATCAACGACATTATCAACTATATTGTTGATGACTATCGTCAAGTGCTACTTGCTCCCCATAAACGTATGGACATTGTAGATGGTGCTTTGCGTTCTGACGGAAAGGCTGAAGTTAAGGTTGACGACAATCCGCAGGGTATAGCAATGCTTGATATGGAATTGCCGGTTAATCGTATCACTCCTCAAACTGGAGACAAAGACCACTTTATCAAGTACCTTATGGACAAAGTAGTTGAACTCCGCACGAAGTATGGTATGTTTGTATCGATGGAAATGTCGCGAAAGACATTCATCAACGCTATTGTAGGTTCAAAGGATTTCGGTGACTTCTACAAGCAGACGCTCAATCAAAGAGAGGTACAGCTTGCTTCCGGCCTTATGACCAGCGAAATGGCTTCTACCATCTTCCAAGGTATCGGCTTGCCTCCTATCGTTATTAACGAGGATATGGTGGAATTGTCTGATGGTACTTATCACCAGGTGTTCAAGGACAACCGCATTTCGTTGTTCACCACTCCTAAGCAGGGAAAGATGCGCTGGCATACCCCTTACGAGATTACAGATCCTGTTCCCGGTAAGACATATACGACCTCGGAAGGAGGTATGTTCATCTCGAACATCAGAACTGAAGAAGGCCGTTTCATGGAATACGGAGCAGAGTGGATTCCGGAATACATCGCGCCGAACAAGATTACCATCTTTGACCTTGATACGATGTTGACATGACAGTAAACGACTACATATCACAGAAGTTTCAGACCTTCGGCATTAATTTGTCGGAGGCTGACCTTTTGGAGATAAGTTTGTCTTCAGAGATAAGCGGAGAGGATGAGATGGACCAGTCAAACATCGGTCTCGTGTCGGTGGCTATGGCTAAGTTCATCCCCTCTCTATTACTTAGAGCTACTTCTATTAGTGAGAATGGTTTTTCTATGTCCTGGAATATTCAAGGAGTAAAAGAATACTATTCTTTCTTGTGTAAGAAATATGGACTTGAAGATACGCTGTCGGATAAACCTAAAGTCAGATTCCTATGATATTTGCTCCACATACATTACAGGTTAAGGTCTTTACTCCGATGGAAACGGACGAGTTCGGCCGGCCCATTCCCGGAACCGGTGGAGAAAGCTGGCAGGACGTATGTAAATGCCGTTGTGATGATAACTCGACCAAGGAGTTTACTTCGGAGAACGGCGAGGTGTACCGACCGAATTACCATGTAGTCTGTGAGAAAAGAATCTCACTGAAGGCTGGTGATGAAGTCAGATGTATGGATGGTGAGAATATTAGGGGAACTGGCAGGGTTTACATGGTAAAGAATACGAATTATTTGGGCTACTCAGAGATATGGATGTAAAGTTTGATTTTTCGGACGTGGATGGCTTTTTCGACCAAGGTTATGCCGAGGTGAAAGCCGTTGAAGAGAAGGTAGGCAAAGAAGCTGTCGATTATGCAGTGGAGCATGGCAGTTATCAGAATCGTACCGGCACGCTCCGCAAGTCAAACAAGTATGCAGTTCAGGATGACGGACTAGAGTTGAGGAATGAAGCCGAATACGCTTCTTTCGTTGAATCCAAAGGTTACGAAGTCTTGACAGGTGCAGCCATATATGCTGAGAAACGATTAAAGGAGGAAATCAAATGAAGAAATACATTGGAACAAAACAAGTAGAAGCAGAACCTATGACTATGGGTAATGCTTATAATAAAGGATTTCTGCAAGCTGGCAAAGTTCCATCGGAAGCCGAAAAGGATAAAGCTGGCTATCATGTGAAGTACAAAGACGGTTATGAAAGTTGGTCGCCGGCAGAACCGTTTGAAGCTTCGTATCGTGAAGTGTTGGAAGAAAGTGAAAATATGTGCTTTGGTGATGCTATTGAAGTCCTGAAACAAGGTGGTGCAATCCGAAGAGCAGGCTGGAACGGTAAAGGATTGTTTGTTATCAAACAAGTTCCAGCGCATATTGATAGCAACATCATTCCGAAAATGCAGTCACTTCCACAGTCAGCCAAAGACCTTATTCTGAAAGGTAAAGGCTTTATCGACTACACAAGCCAGTGTCTTATCTACAATGAGAATACTGGACGAGCTGATTCGTGGGCTCCATCTATCAGTGATGTTTTTGCAGAAGATTGGGAGATTGTACAATGATAGTGACCACCGACATAGCGAACATACTTTACCGTGACTGCCAGACTTTCGGCATTGACATCGTTCCTCACGGAAAGAAGCTGACTGGCGAATTGAAATCAGAAAGGATTGTCATTCACGCTAAGAAGCAGCAGCCGGGCACGTACTGGAAGAAATCCTTCGTCGAGGTGAACCTTTGCGTCCCCGACCTGAAGGAAGGTGAAGCCAATACCATCCGGCTGACCGAACTGGAGAAGCAGGCACAGGGATTGTTTGACGGTGTTACCGGTCGCTATGACGGTACAACCTATCATTATTCTATCGAATCAATTGGAACGGAGGAGGACACTGCTTTAAAGTGTCATTATGTGAATGTAAGAATTTTGTTTAAAGTTTTAAATGTGAAATAATATGGCAGAAGCAAAGAAAGTCACAGCCGCTAATATCAAGAAACTTTGGTATGGCGAAACAAGCGAGATTACCGCAGATTTGACAGGACAAGCCTTGCATACTCTTTTACAGGGTGAAACCTTGAAAGAAATCAAGAATATCCATCAGGACACATGGACGATTGAAGAAGCTGAAGCAAGCCGTACAAATTATAAGAACCAGCTCACTAGTCAGGTTTACAGAAGTGACAAGGAGATGGGTGATGTAACTGTAAACTTCACTATTGGTGAGTATGACTATCCGAGCAAAAAGGATCTTATGGGCGGTGATGTCATCAACACTGATAAGGGCTGGAAACGTGCAAGAGGCAAGGTGAACATTGAGAAGTTACTTGTTGCTTTGACTGACGATGACCAGTATTGTGTAATTCCACGTGCTGACATTGGTGCACGTGAAGCCACAACAGACAAGGCTGTCGGTATTCCTGTAAGTGCGGTGGAACTGGAACCGAAAAATTCAGAGGTTGCACCAGAATATTGGTTTGATGCAGAAGAAGTGAAAGAAGCATGAACAGATGTAAAGGTCGTAGCAACGCCTTCTGATGCAACAGTTAAGCTGGACGGGCAAACGGTCAAGACCAAGAGGGTGAAATCTGGGACATCCGTTTCCTATGAGGTTTCAAAGGCAGGCTATACCACACAGTCAGGAAGCATACCTACCTCCCTGTCTGATGCTTTCAAGACCGTTGAGAAGAAAATAACTCTCGTTCAAGAAAGTGGCGGTTAGTTTTCAGGATGTTTAATGGGTGGGGCTTCGGCTTCACCCTTTTTCTTTTAGTTATGAATCAAGGAGCAAAAATAGTAACAGAATCCATTATTGGCAGTGACTTTAGAACCGTATTTGTCGCCGGGAAAGCCTACACGGTCTACCCACCTACAATACATAAACTGTCAGGTGCAATATCTCATTTATCCGGAGTACAAGAGGCTGATAACTTAAAAGACGTTTTACTGTCTTTAGGAGAAAGTGAAACTTACAGTAAGGCATTATCTTGGCTGATTACAGGTGACGAAAGTTTGAGTGAGGAGTTAGCCAAAGGAACATACGAAGAGAACGTGAATGCCTTGGATGAAGTCTTCTCTATGATTGACTCAAAGGTTTTTCTGAAAGCTGTCAGCTTGGCGAAGAACGTAAGTCTGCTGGCAGCGAAACCGAGGTTGTAGGGAATGACACCCTTTTGGGACAGATTGCATCGTTCATGGAAAATCTGCATCTGTCCTATCGGGAAGTGGTTTATGAGATACCATACAGAAACTTAGTATTAATGCAGCGTGATAAATTACATACCGTTACCGGGACGAAGGTTACAAAGGTGAATGGTAAGGATATGGCTTCACGGAGAAGAAGAAACAAGAAATAGATATGGCTACACTATATTTTAAAGTCAGTTCAGATTATGATGAGGTTATCCGTCTGAGACAGGAATGTGAGAAGCTGGAAGTCCAGCTCAAGAAGATGGACGTAAACAAATCCCCCGCAGCAGCGAGAGCCTTGGAAACCCAACTCGCATCAGCTAAACAGCAAATGATGGGACTGGTGACGGAAGCGGCCAAGGCTGGTGCTGTGATGGAGAATGATTTGAAGAAGAAACTCAATTCCGCGTCAAAAGCTTCCGATGAGCTGACAGAGGAAATCATCAAACAGAGAAAAATTATCCGTGATACTCAGGATGATGTCAGACGGCTGTCTGATGAATATTCAAAGATGGGTAAGTATTCTCCTAATTCAAAAGCTAAATTGGCTGAATTGAATACGGCTAAAGCAGCTTTGAACGAGCAGAGATATTCCCTTGGCGAGTTACAGGACCAACAGGCCAGAAACAGGCTAGAAGTACGGAAACTGACAAGGGAGTATAAGGAGTTTGCCAGTGGAACAAACAACGCTGATGAGATAGTAAAATCCTTGACGGATTCTTTAAAGCGTACAGCCGCTGAAATCGGTGGACTGGTGGCGATAAAGAAATTCGGCTCCGATGTGATTGAAGCAACTGGAAAGATGCAGCAACTACAGGTAGCTCTTTCAACTATCCTTCAGGACAAGTCAAAGGCAGACCAGCTTATAGCGGAGATCGTCCAGTTTGCTGCAAAGACACCGTTTAATCTCGATGATGTGGCTACTGGGGCGAAACAGCTTCTGGCATACGGCTCATCTGCTGATAAGGTTATTGAAGAACTTTCCATGTTGGGTGATGTGGCTTCCGGATTGCAGATACCTATCGGACAGCTTATTTATCTGTATGGAACATTGAGAACGCAAGGACGGGCCATGACAGTAGACATCCGTCAGTTCGCTGGACGAGGTATTCCAATCTACGAAGAACTGGCTAAGGTTTTGGGCGTTTCAAAAGACCAGGTAGGTGAACTTGTGAAAGAAGGTAAGGTCGGATTTAAGGAGGTCGAACAGGCTTTCAAGAACATGACATCCGAAGGGGGGAAGTTTGCCAACCTTATGGAAGGTTCCGCCGGAACATGGCCGCAGCGACTTTCGAATATCGAAGATACCCTCTTTCAGAAAATGAATGAGTTCGGGAACAAGTATAAGGAAGTGTTCGAGTTTGGCATCGGTACAACCGAGGATTTGGTGGAAAGTCTTGATGACGTATTGTCTGTCATGGGCGGACTGATTGCAGCTTACGGAACGTATAAGGCCGCGTTGATTACCGCAGCCGTAGCGCAGAAGGCTGTCGGATTCGTTGAAAGTATCCGTCTGATTGGAATGTACAGGAAGGAGTTGGGACTGGCAACTGCGGCACAGCAGGCTTTCAACGTCGCTTCAAAATCCAATGTATATGTCACTTTATTGGCAGCATTGGTAGGAATCGGTACAGCGGTATATATGTTCACAAAAAGGACAAACGAAGCCACTGTAGCGCAGGAGACACTTAATTCGGTAAACAAGAAGGCCGATGAAGAATTTTCCAAGCAGGCAGCAACGGTTGATAGGTTGTCAGGCGTACTGAAAAGTGAAACTTCCTCACTGGGACAGAAAAAGAAAGCTTTGTCTGATTTGCAGGCTATCATCCCTTCTTATAATGCAAGCCTTGACGAAGAGGGTAAATTGATAAACAATAATACCGAAGCCATTAAAGCTTATCTAACACAACTAGAAAAGCAGATACGGATGAAGGCAGCAGAGAAAGAATTGACAGAGCTGTATGAAAAGAAGCGGACTCAAGAAAAAAGACAGAAAGAAGCCATAGCAAACTACAATGAGGCAAAATCTTTGTACAATTCATCCGTAACAATGACTGGAAGCACATTGCAGAACAGAGGGGTAAATACAGGTGTGGCAGTATTCTCTCAAAATAGTGCCATAAACAATCAACTCAAAGATAATGCGAATAAAGCCAAGAAAGAACTGGATTCCGTAAACAAGGAATTGGGAGAAACGGTTTCTGCTATCACAGAACTAGAAAAAGAGATTGAGAAATCCTCTCTATCCGATAAAAAAGAGGTTACACAGTCTTCAATATCCAAAGAAGTAGAGAATGCCACCAAACGTATCAACACACTTAAACAAGAGATTGCCGACCTTCGTAGCGGAAAATTGCAGGCAGAGGCTGGCAAGACTGTAGAATCTTCTATCAAGGCAAAGGAAAAAGAGTTGCAGAGTGCAGAAAAGACGTTGGAAACACTTACCGGCGTCAGGAACAAGGATGTGTCAAGAGAAAACGCAACAACATTAGCCGGAGGGAAACTTTCAGACTTGGAACGTAAACAGGCATTAGAACGTGCAAAAGAAGCTGTAGACTTAGAAAATCAGATTGAGCAAGCCCGTATAGACGCAATGGCTGACGGTGGGGATAAAATCCTTGCTCAACGTGAACTGAATAACAAGAAAGAAATGCAGGCCATTGACCAAGCTAAAGAAGAGTATATTCAGAAGGAAATCCAAAGACAAAAGGAAATTTTTGACGCAACAGAGGAACTGAAAGCAAAGAAAAACCCTAAATACAAAAAACGTGGTTTTGACTCTTCTACTGTTACTGTAGACAGTTCCTCTTTTGACATCCTAAAAGAAAATACAGACAAGCGGCAAGTTCAGGAAGATTTGAATGCACAGCGGGAAGCTATGAATGCTTATTTAGCTGAGTATGGCACCTATATGCAGAAGCGTCAGGCTATTATTGAGCAATATCAGGATAAGATCAACAAGGCTACTACCGAAGGAGAAAAATTAACCTTGGGCAAACAACGAGATCGTATCTTATCCGGTATAGATGAACAAGCTAACAAGACAACTTCTGCTGTTTCCCAGTTGTTCGGAGATATGAAAGACAAAACTCTGAAGGACCTTGAGGATATCAATGTAGCTGGGCAAAAGGCATTAGAGTTTCTGAAATCCGGGCAGTGGGACGAACAGAAAGGTAAGGAACTTGGAATTACCAAAGAGAATTTTGAGACTTGGAGTAATGATCCGGAAAAGATAAAGGCTATTTCTGATGCCCTAGTAAATAACAGAAAAGCCGCAGATGATCTCCAGCCAGCTTATAAGAAAGTTGCTGATGGTATAAAAGATGCGTTCAATGCCGGCAATGACAGTAAGAAGCTCGAAGAAGCTCTTGCAAGAATCAAGAATGGTCTGAATGATATTATGCAGGTAGGATCATTCCTTTCTGATACATTTTCTTCTCTTGGTGATGCCTTTGGTAATGATACTTTTACAGATATTGCAGATGGTATTAACGTTGCTATGGATGCTGCTAATTCAGCAATGCAAGGAGCACAAGCTGGATCTGCATTTGGCCCTTGGGGGGCAGCAGCTGGTGCCGCTATAGGTTTGGTTACCTCACTTGCTTCTTCTATAGCAAAAATCCATGATAAAAAGAATGAAAAACGTATTCAAGAATTACAAGATCAAATTGAAGTTCTTGAGAAATCATATGAGAGACTTGGTAATTCCATTGAAAAGGCATATTCTAAAGATGCTTCTAATTTAATTAATCAGCAAAATAAACTATTAGAGCAGCAAAAGGTTCTCATTCAACAACAGATTAGGGAAGAACAAGATAAAAAAAAGACAGATAATGACCGTATTAAAGAATGGCAACAGCAAATTGAAGAAATCAATAATTTGATTGAAGAAAATAAAGAAAAAGCTGTAGACGCTATTTTTGGAGAAGATGTAAAAACTGCTATAGAAGACTTCGCTTCTGCATATGCAGAGGCTTGGTCTAACGGAGAAGATAGAGCCGAGTCAGCAAAAGACGCGGTGAAAAATATAATGCGCCAGATGGTTACAGAGTCTATTAAGTCCGCAATTCAAGCTTCTGGATCAATGGAGAAAATAAGGCAGAAACTTCAGGAATTCTATGCCGATAATGTCCTTTCAGGATGGGAGCAAAATTATATCTACAATATGGCTGAAGAACTCCAGAAAGAGTTGGATAAACAATTTGGTTGGGCTGATAGCCTTATGAAGGATGACTCCAAAGAGCAACAATCTGCCTCCGGTAGAGGTTTCGGTACAGAAATGACTCATGAGGATGCTGGTGAATTAAGTGGGAGGTTTACTGCTGTATATGAGTCAAACCTTCGCATAGAAACAGCTACCCAACAACAGACGATTGCTATTACAGAACTTCGCGGATCAATTTCCAGCTTAATTACTCAGGCGCAGGGTATGTATAATATTGCTGATGAAACACGCACTATATTAGCTAACTCCTATCTAGAATTGCAGCAAATCAGAGAAAATACAGGCGAGATTATTAAGCCAATTAAACAGATACAAAAAGATATAGAAGAAGTAAAACGTAACACATCAAGATTATGATAGAAGTAAAGGATATTTTAAATAAAGCGATAGGATTAGGGGCATGTTCTCAATCATCTAAGGCTACAGATTGGAAAAGTCTTGTGTGGCTTTTTTTCTCTCCTCAGGGATGTGAGTTCTGTAAAAGTATTAATTACCCTTCACTGGAGATGTTTCGCTCAATGAAAGGAAATGTAGAGTCATTCGGAGTACATATAGAAGAAAATGTGAAAGCAGTAAACGAGGATAAGGCCATAATCGGAGGTACTGCTGAATTGACTTTTCAAGGTACGGATAAAGCTTATAAAGTAATTATCATGCACAGTGGCAATGTTCGTATTAAAATAAGTAATTATGCAGTTGTCCGTATAGAGAATATTAGTGGTAATTATGAGATTATTAACGATGGAACAGGAAAGGTATTAATATGAGTGGGGATTTAATTATTAACGATAGAGATGCCTTGACAACATGGGGTGTTCGCATGGGGGACGGTTTTCTCGATGCAATTGACGGATTCAATGAGATGAAAGACTACATTGAGGATGAAAGCCGGCTGGAACATGGCAAACGCGTGATTACTGAAAACGCAAAAGTAGACTCGCGAGAAATCACTCTACAGTTTACGATCGAGGGAAATTCAGAAAACGATTACCGATCAAAGAAAAAAGCCTTTCAGACAGAATTAGAGAAAGGTGCTGTAAATATTAAAGTTCCAGCATTGGGAGATGAAATCTATAAGTTGATTTATCTAGGGAAAAGCATTTCTTATGGGATGAGTTCTGACCGCTGTTTTGGTAAAATTTCGAGCAAATTTGAAGAGCCTAATCCTATGGATAGGAGTGAATAACGAACATTCACCTTATTGTTTCAAATGGGAGTCCTGATTTTTAGGGCTTCCATTTTCTATTTATGAACTTTGGAGATATGATAGAAATTAAAGACATATCAGGTAAAACAAGGCTTTCAATCCCAATTAATAAGGGAGCTAAAGGAAAGTTCACTCTGATGAAGGAAGACTATATAATTCTTCCTTTTTCGGTAGCTAAGCCTGTGCAGTTTAAACTTGGTGATTATGTAGATTTATCCGGTGTCCTTGATGAATCATTAGGTGGAAAGCTGGCAAAAATCTATGAGATAACTGACCTTCAGAAGCCTACTTACAACACTTCAACTGGAGGCTATGATTATAATCTCCAGATGAACGCCTACTACTGGAAGTGGAAGAACAAAATCTTTAAATACACTCCGGAACATGCAGGAAAAGAAGCATCATGGTCGCTTACTGCTGCCCTTGATGTACAACTTGGTGTGTTTCTTCGTAATCTCAAGGCTTTAGGCTATACATATAGAGGAACAGACTTTATTTTCAGCATAGACGATACTGTAGAGAATAAGGCCGTAGCGATGACCTATGACAACATGAACTTGTTGGATGCCTTGTTTTCTATGGCGGGGGAGGATAAGTGGAACTGCGATTGCTGGATAACGGACAACGTGATTCATTTTGGGCGAAATGAGTTCGGAGATGCCGTTAAAATTGAGCGTGGTGTCGAAGCGTCGTCTATCACCCGCAGCGAAAGCCAGGGCACTTATGCCACCCGTATCTATGCGTTTGGTTCAACAAAGAATATCCCCACGAACTACCGTCCGACCGATGAGCAAGCCGTGGTGAACGGCGTAGTCCAGAAAAGGCTTATGCTTCCGGCCGACACTCCCTATATTGATGCATACGAAGGAATGTCGCAGGAAGAAGCCATTGAGGACGTGGTGGTGTTTGATGATGTCTATCCCCGACGTGTTGGCACTTTATCCGACGTGCACACCCGCACCGAGGAAGTAGAGAATGAGGACGGTACAAAAGAAACTATTACGTACTATCGCTACAAGGATGCTGGGTTAGAGTTCAAAGAAGACTATATTCTTGAAGGTGAAGAACTGAAAATCCAATTTCAATCCGGGAAGCTGAATGGAATGGAGTTCGGCGTAATCTTCAATCCCAAACCGAAAGATGAAAGTCGGGGAGATCAACTATGGGAGATTGTTCGCAATGAAGATTATGGTCGACCATTACCGGATGATATGATGTATCCTGCCAACGGCGATGAATACATTCTATCAGGTTTTGATATCCAACTGGTGTCTGACCAATATATTCCAGAAGCTGAACAGGAATTAAAGGAAAAGGCTCAAAAGTACACTGAAAAAGTGAAGAAGGATGATGGAACCTATCCGACTACCCTAAGAAGCTCATGGGTTAAAGAGGATTTGATTTCACGAACTTTCGAATTTGGTCAACGTATCAATCTCGTAGATGATACATATTTTGAAAATGGGCGCATTTCACGTGTCTTGGGATGGGAAATGAATCTTGATATTCCGTGGGATTCTCCAGTTTACACAATTGGGGAAAGTATGCCTTACTCCCGCATCGGTGAAATTGAAAGTGATGTCGAGTCCTTAACCTACAAGGGACAAACATATTTTGGAAAAGGCGGAGTATATCTTATCAAAGTAAATGATTCAACTGCTCCAAGTGATAGTAATACGTTTTCTGCACTACGGGCATTAAAAATGTTCATCCGCAAGGACCAGTCGGACGGAACCAGCTTTCTGCTAAAGTTCGGTGAGTTTATCGATTCAATGATTGCCGGAAAGGGAGCTGGGATATTCCCGGATGGGCGCGGACAATTTGAGAAACTAGAAGTGCGCAGCGCAATGATCGTAAAAGAGCTGATATACAATCGTTGGTTCTCTCAGGAAGGCAATGTCACTTACTCTGAGGCGGGAACTATCGAACGGATTGAACTTCTCGAAGACGGCACGTATGATCTGTATCTTCGTCGCCGCTGGGACAATGATATTACGGCATTCAAGGAGCAGGACGTAAGTTATGGCTCAGTGAATAACCTGAACACAACTGGAGAATATTATGATAGCTGGTTCCGCGTATTAAATGTAATGCAGGCAGAGAATAAGATTAACGTGGTTCTTTATCCTGATGAAGAGGTGCCGGGTGGTAAGAACTATCCTCCTGCTTCCGGCATGGTAATTACCCGTAGAGGAAATGCGGTAGACGAAGAAAGACAAGGATTCTGGTATATATCCAGCTATGAAGGCTGTATCTGCATGCTTGACGGTGTCACGAAACCTATACTTGAGGAATCTAACTACAGCATCATTATCGGGAAACTGAAGAGGTTGGAACTGTTCGATAACCTCCCTATCAATTACCGGCATAGCTATGTATATTGCCGTGGTATAGCCATTCAGGACTTGATGCGAATTAACTATCAGGGTGTGGTTGTCGTGCAGCTTAACGACCGTGGTTTTTGGTCCTTGGAGGTCGCTCAAAGTGAAAATCCTTATACTGCTGGCAAAGAAACGGTTGATACGGTATGGCATTACGGATGTCGTTGGAAATGTCTTGTCACCGGTACGACGGACGAACCTCGCTATGCAAGTACAGGCTGGGCGATGATTGAAGGCAACCCGGCATTTTCTATTGACATTGAAAGCGAAAACGGTTGGGCTTTCGATGCAACTCAGCTTCAGGAGGATGTAGTATTTACGACTTTAAGTGTAACCGGACAGCTTTACAACCGTGATGTGACTGAACACATACTAGATACGGATGTGTCATGGACACGAGATACGGGTAACGTGAGTGAAGATAATGCGTGGGCAATCAAGAGAGCTGATGCCGGCAAGACTCTTACACTGACAGTCGATGATTTGGGAATTGACTTTACCCGTAAAGGAGTGTGTTCTTTTAAAGCAACAGCCTTACTTCGTGACGGTCAGCAGACAGAAATAGCAGAACAAACAATAACATTCTAATATGGGAATAAAAAGCGAAATAAAGAGAATGGATGTAAACTATACTCCATTAAAAACAAGTGGGGGTATAGAAGTCATTGGAAGCGTTCCGGAACGACAGACTTATAGTGCTAATACGAATGAGTATACTCCTGATTACTCATTGACACCCTTAGTCTTGTTCCCGAGGTGTAATGCAACAGATCCGGATTCGTATATTAAGAGCGGTTCGGTGAACGCCTCTCTTACTAATATGAAGTGGTATGAGGTTATTGGTACACAACGAACATTGATAGGTTCAGATAATGTCGGCTATGAAATAACGACAGAAGGGGATCAGAAAGGTCAGATTAAGGTTAAACGTAATTCTTCTGTAGCTACTCCTCTATCGTTGGAATTTTATGCTGAATATGCAGATACTCGTACCAATCAGATATTAGTATTCAGATTCTCTAAAGTAATTCCTGTAAGTGACGTAACAGTTCCAGTCCCTGTTTTTAAAATAGATAGTCCTGCTACTGTTATATGGAATCCGTTGCGCAATCCCTTATCTCGTAAGATTACAGCATTGGTGTTTCTTGAAGGCAATGAAATTTCATCTGATAAACAGAAATGTAAATTCTTTTGGTATCGTAAAACTGATAGTGGTGGCTTGGAGGCTATAACTGATGGCAATGGAGATAATGACTGGGAAATTGAAGCAATAGACCATAATACTCTTACGATAAATCAGGATTATATTGGGGAAGAGCAGACTTATGTATGTAAGTTAGGGTATTCAGCTGACGGAGTACCTGAGCAGCCTAATGACGATATACCTGAAGTGACAACTACTATCCGTCGTCGTATACCTGAAGTCGAAGTAGACTGGAAGGGTGCACCTACTTATGTAGCCGGAGGAACGGAAAAATTAAAGCTGGAAGCATTCGTCACTGACGGAATGGGTGTTGTTCCTGATCCGGAAGAATGGTTCCGGTTTGTGTGGAATGTGAAATCTCCCTATTCACAGAGCTACAGCAAACAGGCTGAAGGTATCAAACCTACGATTACTTTTATTCCTGGTATGATGCTTAAATTAGAAGTGCAGGATAGGGGCCCGCAAGCTATACTTATTGATGATACGGACGGTTCTGTATTGCAGGACGCTGAAGGTAATGTTCTTTTTGACAGAATCAACAATTAAAAAATTATACAACTATGGCATACTATGTGAAAGTAACAAAACAGGTAGCAGATAAGATGGGACTAACATCTATCCGTAACATGACGGCAGACGGAAATGTGCTGTTGTGGCAGTCTGATTTAAATTGCATCGAAGGTGATACGATATTTGACAGAGCAGCACGTGTGGGCGGTGTGGCATTGACTCCTCAGTCGGCCCGCTTGGAAACAGACGGTACAGATAATCCAGTAGAAGTAACTACTCCGGATGAATATCGGGATGACAAACCGACAATTTTGCCTGAGTTCCCAGATACACCTACAGCACTTAACGAGGAAGGAGGCAACAATGAGTGACGCTAGTTCTGTAAGGCAGGTTGTGTTCTTACGAAAAGGTAGTGTTTACATGCCTTTCCTGCAATCCAACATGGGCGACTTGTACCAGGAATATCAGGGTGCAGCTAGTAGCCCGACAAATATATCTCCGGATTTTTCAACATCAACACCTATGCTAAGTTATATTATTACATCTTCGCTCGTTGCGGTTGGATTGGTTGTTCCCAATTCTGTGAAATGGTATTTCAATGATACGGAATTGACATTCGGTAGCGACAAGGTTTCAACGAATAACTTTAACGGAGAAACCGGACACTTTCAAAGTGTCCCTTATCAGGCTGGCGTACAGAATTATTTTGCGTTAAAGATTAAAAAAAATCTGGTTAAAGCTTCCGGTGGTGTGTCATGTAATATCAAGGCTGAAGCCACGATTGCTGTAGGTAATACCTCCGACAAGGTACAAGCCGTGTATAACATACCAATAACGGTCGGAGTCGGTAACAGTAAGCGTGTTACCATTATGGCAGGTGACAATAAGTTCTTTACTCTTACCGATAAGGGAGATTCCTGTATTTTGAAGGCTGTTGCATGGATTGGAAGTGATCAGCTAAATGCTGGTCAGACGTATAAATGGTATACACTCAAGTCTGGCACGTGGTCGGTATTATCAGGGCAAACAAAGCAGACTCTAACCGTTACAAATGATATGGTTGATACTACCGGACAGTTCAAGGTAGAAGTGTTCCAGGATGGTTTTCTTATCGGCATGGACGTACAGACGGTTATAGATGCCAGTGATCCGTTCGATATCTTACCTAATCCCAATCCGGAGAATGAAACTATCGAGCAGGGTTCCGGTGGCTCTGTTACCTATACACCGATTTTGGTGAAGCGTGGCAGCACAACTAAATTCAAGGACATGAAGTTTTTCTTTGTATTCACGGATTCAGCAGGCAATATCCTTAATCCGGATACGGCTAAGGTTGCATCATACAGCGGAACCGTGACAGAGGCTATGTGTGAGCAGGCTTCAGGTAATGTTGCAGTAGTAATAACAACGGAGGAATAACTATGATTGCAGAAAAAAGAACAGAGGTTAATTATCGTGTTAAGCCAGTGACCAGGCTTCCTTATCCGGCTGGTATATATTCTTCTACTATGAGATATACGTGTTCGGCTAATGTGGCTCCTTATGTCGTATTCCAGCCTAATACATCACAGGATGCGGTCAGGTACGTAATGAACAAGGTCGGAACATGGCTGGGGACTGAGCAGGGCATGACACCGGCAGAAGATTATGCCAAGAACGGGGAAAATGCTACGTGGCTTCCGTTTGAACACTTCAATGCGATTGAAATAGAACTTGCATTGATCCAATTCGCTAAAATCGGACAAGCCATATTCTATGACCAGTATACGATATCGGAATATGGGAAAGATACCAATAACGATGATGTAACCAATTATAAGGATTTCAATGCGGCCGACCCGATGAATCCGGAAAATGCTTTTCGCCCGAATATTTGTTTGAATTGGAAAACAGGGGAAGCTTTTTTCTGGAGGTCAAATATGTTTGCTTCTCGTTCTGTTGGAGTAGGTTCTGTGGAGTTAGGAACAAGTCAGATAGCAATTCCACTTACGTCTAATTTCGTAGCACTTACAGGAGAATGGAGTGGTATTCCTCAATGGGGGCGTGTGATAGCATATGTACCCGAAGACAGGGATTCGTGTTTGCCTAACTGGGACTATATGGAATTTACAATACAGAATGCTTCCAACGGACCTGCTATCCTCAATCTGGGAAACATGGGCGAGATATGGGTAGGCAGTGAGAAGTATGTTATCAATACTATCACGATTGGTAAGCTCCGTCATGTTAATCTTATGTTCAAGGTTCGTAGGTATTCGTGTGGGATAATAGAAAGTATACGTTGTCAGTCTGGTACATTCTACGTGAAAAATGTTCATGACTTTGACATATCAAGCTTTTACGACCAAACCACCCTTACGACTAAAGCCAATTTAAATTCAAAATCAATTTCGTTTAACGCTTAATCAAATTATTATGATACAGAAAAAATCTTTAAAAGATGCGATACAAAATCCTGAGATAATATCAGTTGTGGGAGAACTGATAGGAGTATGCGATACGAATAAAGACGGATTAATGCCCCATACGAGATATAACAACAGCTTTGGTGTAACTGATATAGCTGGTAATGATTGGTATAAAATATTTAGCGGAGAATCTAACGGATATTATTGTGTAATTATAGACGCTTATAGACATATCAGAAATAGTAAAACAATAGAGAACAGGAAAGTGCTTATCCAACTTGACCTGAACACTACAGCTATCATTTTACAGGGAGAAGCAACAGATTTAATTGGATATGTTAAGAAGGATAGAACGATAGACATTTATATTAAAAATAATTATGACTCAAGGTATAATGTGGCACTATAAAATATTTTGTGTAAATGGGAAATACGGGATTCAAGTTTGAGTCTCGTATTTTTTATTTTATAGATTTGCAAAATGAAGAAGATTATGAAAGAAAAGAATCAAGTA